CTTTTGGATTGATCAAACTCTTTCCGACTATGTGTTGAAGTTCGCCACACTCTTCACCAAGTTTAACTAGGCTAAAGTCTTTGTGACGTCTCTTCACTTATAAACTCGATTCAACATCAAATGTCCATCGATGTCAAACAGTTCGTATTCAAGTCCATTGTAAGTTACTTTAAGAGCATTAGGTTTCTGAGCCTGAACCTCGAAACCGTTCACATGAATTTTAGAGTCATCGTTAACAGTTAGAAAACCTGTAAACTTAGCATTGCAAGAAATCTTGCCAGTTATTTCAGGCGACATCTAAACTCTCCCTTGTCCACTTAACATGATTGCGATAATATACAATCCAGAACGCAAAATTCATGGGTAAGAAACCCCAGTTTTTAGTAGCAATAATCCAAATCAACCAAAAGAACTGATTGAATAATCCGATAAGCCAAGCCTTTGGATGTTTGTTACCTGTTAAGACAGCCATGTAAATAGTTATAGCACTCAGTATCCACGGAAGGATAACTTCAATAAACCACATATTCGTATCTCCGATTTATCATCACGCCATTTCAGAAAAAATAAAAAACTATTTTTCTTCTGTAAACTTTTCTTTGAACTCTTTATAGCTACGAATAAATAAATGATCAGGTAAAAGTAATCTCACAATAAATAATCTTAAATTAAGAAGAAAACCTTTGTTGTAAGTGTATAAAACAGTTAAATCGTTATTACGATCATTGTTACAATCTAAACCCTCTGCTATAAGCTGGTAACTAGTTCCTAGTTTATTGTTTCTGTACGGCATATTAACTCCTGTTAAGTTGAGAAAAGATACCACTGGAAAACCAGTGGTATCTCTATTGTTTTATTGTTCTGAAGGTTTTGGTTTAGCGTCTTCCAAATCCTTCAGAACTTGTTCACTAACCTTATTCTTCTTCTTGTCAACTTCATCGACAATACGAAGCATTTCGGTAATTTCATATTTAGGTCGATTCAAGAAATCGTCAAAAGACATTCCAAGTTTCTTCCCTAGTTCTTTCATCAAGAAAGTTGTTAAATAACCATCATACAGAAAATCACGTAAGTAATTCTCAGCAGGATTGTATTGTACTAGAGCTAATGGATTATTGGTCGTAGCGTGATCGCATATACCAAAGGTCGCCTCATATAACTCTATAAATAATTGTTGGCCGTACAGGAAGTTCGGAAGCTTAGAACTTTTAATGGTTGCTAATGTTTCCCGAATAAATCGATCGAAATCGACTTGATGTCCAAATCCATGGCTAGCAATATACTTTAAACTTCTCTCTCCATTATTTTCGAGATACGGAGAGTAATCAATGTAAAAAAAATGTTCATGACGTCCAAAGGAATGACACTGGTCATATGTTCAGGAACGCTTTCATTGTTTTGCGGTGCTCCACAATTCGGACACTTGAAATCAGGAATACCAACCAATCCAATAGTTGTGTTAGCCTTAAACTCAAGAATCTTATTTGTGATGGTCGCACGAAGTGTATCGTCAGCCGAGAAGACTTCCAACACTTCATTAATTGTCCCACGGTCAGTCATCACGTTCTCATCGATTTCAATGTAATCAACGAAATGGCTGAACTGACGCAGAATAGATGCACGAACATATTGATCAAGCAGTTGATTCTTGGCTTCAGCTTCGTCGCCTTCTTCAACAATAAATGATTCAATAGCTGAGTTAATCTTATTAACCCAAGTCAAACCGTCAGAAGTATATTCCGCAAATGTCGGAATTCTGAGTTTAAACTTGATGGTATCATTCACGGTAAATTCAGAACTTGTCACTCGGACATGTTCACTGATGAACTTACGATAATTTTCAGCATTAAGTTTATTCTTACGTGTTTCGGCAAGAATAACTTTCTGTGCTTCCGTTAGACTGTTGTTATCAATCCACAGAAGCTTGCACATATTCAGTACAGCCTTAACGACGTGATTACATTGCTCAACATCGTTTACACAGGCCCGCTGATAATCAAACCCATTAGGATAGATAGTAGCAGCAAATCCCCATGCGAGGATAGGGAAATCATGAATAAGTACATATTTATCCAGATCATCTCGACTGATGTCCTGATTATTCGTATTATGAACATGCTTCATGATGAAGTTAAACAACTTCATATTCACATACACAGAGAAATTTGTAAGTGTTAGACCATAAGTCGATCGACCAAGAGCAATCTTATCCTTAAAGATGCTATTGTAGAAATCGATTAGATCTTTTTCTGCAGGTGGTTTAATCGTTACCCAGATACCTGAATGCGGCAGAGGGATAGAAAGAACATCACCCAGACCCAAAGCCTTTGAAACTTTGAGAACAGCGAGTTCACCTTTGAGTTCACCGTCGACATCTTTGAATTTAAGTGAACCCATTGTCTTGAGTTCACCTTCTTTAGTTTTAACACCTTGGTCAAATGCTGACGAAGAGTCTGTAAAACGATCCTGATAAAGACCACCAGGCGTGTAATAATCAATAGCTTCTTCGTTGGTCTTTTTCCAGGCTTTCATACCCGGAGAAGTTCCGTCAAGGGAAAGATTCTTAAACTGCTGGATCTTTGTATTAAACGGCATTAACCCAATTGAAGGGAAAGAGAACCGCCAGACAAATTTAGACTGGTCAACTGGGTCTTTAGTCCAATCCGAAGTTACTTGTGCATTCGGTTGCTTAACTTCATCAGCTGGTTTTTCTTCAGAAGTTTCAGTTGTATCAGTCGTATTGTTATCAGTATTCTCAGACGGGACAGGCTGAGCAACTACTTCTTCAATCGACTGTGCTTCATCGACACTGAAAGTTTGTTCTTCACCATCGCCTAATGGTAAAGCATCTGTTTGATCCGACATCTTATTCACCATCCTTCTTTTCAGTTTCAGGTACTGAGGTAGACTCAGACACATTAACTGGAACAATTTCTGTCACAGTCATCATGAGATCGCTAAGCGTCGGCGTGATCAACGTTGCCAGCTCTGAGAACAACGACTGATACTGAATAGCGATACGATTATAATTATTAAAATCGGTTAGACTGAGAATGCGACCCGTCAAAGGTTCATGTTGTTCACGAATATCCTTGACCTTCAAACTGAAGTTATTGATGTCGGCAAAGAACAGTTCGATAACTTTATTGAAGTGACCAGCCTTGTCACCTAAATTGGTGATGATTGCAGGATTGGTAACAATTTCATTGACTTGTGCCATGAAATGAATAATCTGCATACCCAAATCTTCTTTGAGTTTGTTCAGATCATCCCAGGAATAATTCGAATCTTTCAGAAAGTCACCGTCATGGGATGTGTCGATATTGAAACCAGTTTGCATGGCTTGATCGATCACTTTAACGATTTGTTTCTTTTCTAATTGTTCAGCTTTCATTTTAGATACCCATGAAAAGTAGTGTGGTGAAATAATCATATAATACGAACCACTATTAAAAAAAGAAAAAGATAGGAGGTTTCCCTCCTATCTTCTTATAACGACGGATTGATTATTTTCTTTTTTCTAGAATTTGCTAATCTATCTTTATAGGCTTTTAATTCTTCAGGAGACATAGAATCTAAAAATCTCTTTTTAGCTTCAGACATTTTTTTCTTTTGTTCTTCTGTAATTATCTTACCTTTATGTTTTTGAGATAATAGTTGTTTAGTTTCTTCAGTGTGTTTACGTTCTTCAGGAGAACGATTAGCTTGCCATAACTTTTTGTTATCAGATATTTTCTTTTTTGTTTCTTCTGAATGTTTTTTACCAGTATTAGCTATACTTAACTTTTGTTTAGTTTCTTCTGTAACTATATTAGAACCATATTCTTCTAAATACTTCATACGTGAATCGGACATTTTTTTCTTAGTTTCTACAGATGGAATTTTACCTGTGTTTGATAAACTTATTTTATTTCTAGTTTCTTGGTTAACTATTCTTCCTATTAAAGATTTACGTCTTTTTTCAATAGTTTCTTTAGATTGTTTACGTTCTTCTTTAGAAGTATTAGTAATATATAATTGAAATGATTTTTTTCTTTTTTCTAAAGCTTCAGGAGAATTGGCTTTTTCTATAAAATTATTAATTCTATTTTTTCTTTCTTCTTCTGATAAAGATAACCATTTAGCTTTTCTTCCTTTTTGTATTTTATTTATTATATTATTTTTTTCTGGATGTCTTCCAACATTATTACCAAACGGTGTAAGTGCAATATTGAGCAGATTTGGATTATCTTTAGATTGTTTTAATAAAAAATCTTCTAACTTTCTTGCTTCTTCTATAGTTTCTTTTTCTATATGATGAATTTTAAGTTTAGCTTTATTATTATATAATTCTTGTAAAGCTTTATTATAATGTATATTATTTCTTAATTCTTGTTTATGTTCATTAATTCTTCTTTGTAAGTTATTTGTACTACCAATATAAAACTTTTTACTTATCTCATCAGCTATAAAATAAACAGCTATTGTTGACATAATTATTCCTATCAGTGGTAATCAAAAGATTACCACTGATAGTTTCATTCATATAAATACTTATTTTATTAGAGTGCTGGCGAAATTAAACTTGAAATGAAACGATTGTGTCGCGTGGTATCGTTCATAAAGAGAACAGCACCTAAACGTTCACGAAGGAAAGTATTGTAGTCGGCCTCTGCTTCAGAATAGCTTTCCAGAATACTCTTAAACATGCCAAGATCTTGACCAGAGGCCAGATAACCGCTATTGACAGGAATGATCAGCTTGTTATAGATATAAGCTTTACAAGCCAATACACAAGCCATAGAGACATCTTTATAACTTCTTGGTTGAATGTTATTCAGATTACTGTCATTCTCTAACAAAACTCTTAAACCAAAGTTTGTAAGAACACGGAAATTAGCGTAGATTAAAATGGTATTGTAACCAACAATTTCCAGATGAGCATTACTTAACACACCAGACGGTGAAGCTGCACTACCGATACGATTGGCAACATTCATGACTGGATTTTCATTCATGTAACCAATATTCCCGAAGCTATTACCACCTAGATTACCTTGACCGAAAACACCACTACCAGGCATTAACATGATATTCAACGCAGAGACAATCTCTTTGTTCATTGTCATCTCAGGAGGAATCTGATAGATGGTATAGAAGTATTCATAAAAACTTGGTTGAACACTATTCAACGGGATAATTGTTTCAATACCACCCGTGATATTCATATCGATCAACACACGCTTACGAAGAAGTTTACGTAAGATCTTATCATCAACTGTATTCAGATTAACAGTCTCCGGAGAATCGTCAATCGTAAAAGCAGCTTGTAATAATTCGTGAGGAATCACATGTGTTATTTCATTGATAGCATAGATAAGAGCGTTCATTGCTATATCCTTAAAGTTATTAATCAAAAAATGATCCAGTAGCTTTCGCTACTGGATCATCTTGTTAGATATTACTGAACTTCTTCAACGTCAACAGGCTGATCAACGGTAGACTCAGCCGGAACAACTTCTTCAGCCACAACAGCTGCAGCTTCAGGTTCAGCTTCACATGCAGGAAGTTCGTAGTCTTCTTCATCGTCATGATGTTCAGCGGCACGCATACGTTCCATGACTTCAGCAGACATAACCTTTTCCAGAACACCTTCCAGATAAAGCATACCCGACTTATTCGGCGTATCAACAAAGACAGAGAAATCCGGCTCCTTGCCTTCCTTAACAGCCTTGATGATCAGTTCAGCGATGTCAATGATTAGAGCAGCATAGCTAGTGGCGATACGCAGACCACTGGACTTCACGATGTGATAAGACACGAGCGTCTTCTTCTCGTCAAGGTTCTTGATTTCCTTGATGATATCCGGATAGCTCTTGATCTTGTTCCAGGTAGCTTGACCGATGATGGCCTTGAAGTTCGGAACGAACTTGTTGAACACACCATTGGCTTCAGCGAAGGTCTTCAGATTACGACCCGTCAGACGACGAATGGTATCATCCAGCGTAGACGAACGAATCCAGTACCACAGGCTCATGACAGAGTTGAACTTGCCAATATGCTTGTAGTTGATGACTTTCAGATAAGCAGGATCAAAGATCTTGCCCAGACGGGTTTCCGACTGAATACTGATATTGATGTGATCGTCGCCTTCCTTACCGAACTTGTTCGGGTTATTGAAAGGAGCGCTGGTCTTGAACTTCTTACGAAGATCCTTGAAATCCATTTTCTTTTGTTGAGCCATTTAATTCACCTCAAGTTTGTTTGAAAAACATTTTGTTAACAATTGCGAAGATATACAAAGCCAGCAAAAATTTATTGTTGAATAGGAATGAGTTCATATCCTCCGTGGAAGAAAATAAAAAGTCATCGATAGCATCACGGTTAATAACCAAATTAGGCTTATCAACGACACGATTGACAACGATCAGAGAGATAATGTTGTTTGTGAAAGACTCAGGGTCATTATATGTTGTTAAGCTATAAATTTTTACTAAGTCGAGATAAGTAAAACACTCGATAAGAAGATCATTGCGATGAGTAATCTCTTCAGCAATGCCTTTTAAAGACTGTGCAAGAAAAAGGGTTGTAGAAGACAACCCCTTCTCTTTCAAAAACCCAGCCAAGACTGGGAAATTGTCGTTCTGCTGTTCAAGCAAAACAAGCATATTTTCTTGTTCCATCTTTATCTCACTTCTTCTTAGGGAGCCAATACGGAACGTACTTGTCATGGTACAAATACTCTGATAGACGCGGCATAATAAATTTCCTCACAATTAAGAAAGTAAAGGTTAAACAAAATGGAAACTCAAAAGTTTATCCAAAAAGCTAAAACTATACATGGTGATAAATACAATTACGACAAAGTTAATTATATCAATAATAGACATAAAGTAACTATCACTTGTAAAAACCATGGAGATTTCTTACAACGTCCAGCCGGCCATTTACAAGGTTATGGTTGTATAAGATGTCGTAAGGATAAACTTAGTTATACAACAAACCAGTTCATAGAAAAAGCTAGATCAACACATGGCGACAGATATGATTATTCAAAAGTAAAATATAAACATAGTCAAACAAAAGTTATTATTATCTGCCCTATTCATGGAGAATTTGAACAAAATCCTACAAACCATATTCTTGGCGGTAATTGTCCAGATTGTGTTTATGAAGATCGTAAATTAACAAAAGAACAGTTTGTAGAAAAAGCTAATAATATTCATAATAATAAATATAGTTACGATAATTTTATATATATTAATGCTAAAACTAAAGGACATATAACATGTCATGAACATGGTGACTTTGATCAAATACCTAATAGTCATTTAGGAGGTGCCGGATGTCCTAAATGTAATGCCTCTCAAGGTGAATTAGCATTAGAAACTATTTTTGATAAATATAAGATTATTGCTAAATCAGAATGGAAATTTCCAGATGAAAAATATAGATATGAGTATGATTTTTATCTTCCTGATTATAATATTCTTATAGAGTTTCATGGAATACAGCATTTTGAATTTACGCCGTATTTCCATGAAACTTATGAAATATTTAAACAACGACAAGAAGATGATATATTTAAAAAGAGTTTAGCTTGGGATAAGCAAATACCACTTTTAGAATTTAACTATTTACAATTAAAACATATGTCTAAAGAACAATTTGAACAATTAGTAATCAGATCAATAAATATTAAATCCAAAAAGGTTTATAACGATCATAATACATTTCAATCAAATCCATCGTTGAAAGGAATGGGATAGGATGTTCATATTGATTAAACGTCCAGTAGTCCCGTGTGTTAAGAAGAACCTTCCAGTCATAGTCCTTAGCCAGTTTCTCGTACAGCTCTTTGACATCAGGAACATTGAAAGGAAGATCCTTGTAGTACGTCTTGATCTGAAGAAGATCAGCGGTGATCTTAACTGCCCGGCGAAGCATTGGGTCAGTATCCAACAGATTACGAACAGTCGTACGTTGAATCTTAACATCCGGATAAAGGATCATATTGTAACTAGTCAAGGTACCTTCAATACCAAACCGGTCATTATCCTTAACATAGTTAAATTCAGTCAAAGATGCAAGAACACCTTCAGTCTGAGAAACAACCAAGTCAAAGCTATAACCACTAGGACCCGATTTGTTACGGATCAGTTTGATACTTACCAAGTTCAGATCGAAACTACCTTCATCAACACGGTCACGTGTCTTAGGATACTCAGGACCTTTGGTACTTTGATTATTAAATACAGAAGCAGACATGGTCTGCCATAGCAGATTAGACAGATAAAGGAACTTACCAGCGACACCCTTTACAACCTCACCAGGTTTCATATGAGGAAGCTGCTTGACAGGGATAGCTGCCATAGGTCCATTACCCATTGGGATATCTTTACCGATGTGCGCTGTCATGATGATGTAATGCGAAGATGCATTGCAAATCGGAGGAATCTCCATCAGCAAACGCGTCTTAGCCAAACCGCCACGCATGTGAATAGTGTTACCACCACTGTCACCAATTTCATTCTTGTTCTGAATTTCATCGATATCAGAGGTAGTGAATTCTGACACGCTATCAAGATCCCCGAAAGATGGGAAGATAGCCATAATGGGTTTACCGTCCTTGTCCATGAACGGAGTTTCTAATGTATAGTTCTTTGCGTTTTTGATCTTCTCATTACGCAGGAACTCTTTAAGCAGCTTGAACCACTCATTACCCAAGTGGTGTGTTTTATCAGTGATGCTCCATGCACCTTCTTTAACGAGATCAATATCTTTAAAGATTTCAAACTTACGAGACAGATCAAGACAGTGTTCAACATCGATGTTGATTTCAGTGTCATAGGTATTCAGGTAAGGAAGAAACCCAGAAGCTGCAGCTTTACTTGCGGCAGATAACATCATATAACGAGCAATCTTAGACTTGTAGGTGTTACCCTTACCCATCACTGCGGTAAAGACACTCAAGCCACCGTTCATAATGTTTTCACCCTTTTTACCACGGACATAACGACCCGTAGGAATATCTAAAAGAGCGCCAACATTATAGAAGACTTTACAAGGATCAACCTCTTCAAAGGCTGGCTTGTTCTTAAACATTACTTGCATTTTTATCTCCAAGTTTCTTTTCAACCAATTCCGAATCTAGTAAATTTTAATGCGAGTGATGATTACTATTACCACCACCATCCATAATTGTTCCTGAAACATTCACATCACCCTGTACAGTAACAGGACCTTGAGTGTTAGTTGAACCTTCAATATTAACAGGACCTTCTATGTTCATTTGACCCTTAACTTTAAATTGTCCAGAGCCGCCTGATGATCCTGACGTCGTGATATTTCCTTGAATATTCACATTACCAATTAAATTAATATTAGGTGCTTTAATTGTGACAACTGAACCAGCCTGAGCTTCTATATTTGTTCCGGCTTTAGCTGTAATATTTGAACCAGCCGTTGCTTCTATATTTGTTCCGGCTTTAGCTGTAATATTTGAACCAGCTGTTGCTTCTATATTTTTTCCTGCATTAGCAATAATATCTCTACCTGCTTTTACATTAATATCTTGTCCAGCTACACCAACAATATCTTTTAACATATTGACAGTGACAGTATCTTTAGGACTATCTAAATAGATATAGTTTCCGCGTTTATCAGTAAATAAAACATTACCTTGTTTTGTATCAAAGATAATATCGTATTCTGTAAACTCACCATCATTCATGGCTGTATGGAATTTAATTGTTTTCTTTCGTGTGTCAACTTCTAACCAATAACTTGTAGTTTTATCGAAAGCAGAAATTCCAGCTTTAAGGTTACTAAATCCATAAAGAACAGTTTCCTGTCTTCTTAGTTCAACTTCTCTAAAAATAGTTGTCCAGTAATATTCATCAACGTCACCGAACTTAAATAAAAGAATAGTTTCGTTCTTAACAAGATCTGGTGCTGTTAATCTGTTACTATGACCTAATGGCAACCATTTCGCTTTAAGATAATTTCTAGCTTTCATCTCTGTCGCGAAACCAGTTCCATCTGCTTTTTTATGGGTGCCTTCAAATGTTGTTTTTTGTTCTTTTATTAACCCGCTTTGCTGAATATTTAAAACTTCAACAGGGGACACCATAACAAAATCAGAACCAACAGGTTTATCCTCAATAACAATACCCAACGAGTACAGTTTTAATTCACTCATGATAAGTCCTCAATATTCGTTAAAAACTCAATACTATTTATTAATTCTTCTAAGTCATGTTTGACTTTAATATTGATATCATTTTTTTCCAAAATAGGGATAATTCTTTTAAGTGCATAATTAACGTCTTTAGTTTCATTGAAGTAGCTATAAAGATTAACAGAAGCAATCTGTCTTTCGTCTACTTTATTGACAATATTAAATAGAAGATTTTCAAACGTGACATAATAAACATTTAAAATCAATATTTTATTTTCAGGTACATTTAAAAGTTCATGCAAATTCTCGTTATATGCGAGTGTTTGTACTTTTTCAATGAGAAGCTGATTCTTTGAAGTAGTAGTTTCGATTTTCTTTTCCGAAGAAAATAACTTTTTAAATAATCCTAACATACTGTAGACTCCTCTTGTGGTATATCTATAATATGTGACGAGGAATATTTTTTAACATTTGAGGTACAACATGGACAATGTAAATCTTTGCGAAGAAATTTTAAAAGAAGCACAAAGACTTGGATTGAAACAATCCGGTTTGGAGGCTATTCAAACTAACCAGACCTTTATCGATGCATATAACCAGGGTATGGCATTTCAGCGTGCAGCAATGACTACGTTATTGTTCCGCATTTTGCTCTCTGGAAGTTTTCAACCACCCGCACAGATTCGCATTGCTTTAAATTCTGCTAATGATCATATTAGCTGGTTAGACGATATTAAACTTACTATTATCCCATTCATTGTTCAAAATCAGGATGCTTACTTCGTATGATCGTCATCTCTCTTACTCAAACCGAACTACTTATTCTTCTTTTAGGTTTCTCTATTTTGATTGCCATGATCATTGGTAATCAACAATACTGGAAAGGTAAGTTTGAATCACTTAACGAAGAACGCGGTGATGGTTCCGGCTGGAGAGAAGAAGCAAGATTCCTTCGCCGTATGGTTAATAAAACAGCAGCAAAAGAAGTCGAGAAAGAAGAATATTAAGAACTAGGAGAGGATATCCTCTCCTAGTTCTATTCTATTTTAGTACTTAATGAAGTAATTTAAACCATCGTTCATAAATGAAGCATCTGGTAGCTTAAACTTTGAAGCTGTAATAAACTGTTCTATCGGAAGAATATCACCATTATAGTACGGTGAATAGTCATTTAAACCTTCAAGAATAGGTGCAGAATAAACAGTACTTATAGCAGATGTTCCATTAAAACCACCTAGTAGATATAATCTATTCTTAGTAACGATAGCTTGTGAACTTGACAACACACCAGGTAAAGATGTACCAGTAGTCCAAGCACCTAATGTTCCATCCGTATTTATAGGAGCTGTATAGACAGTTGAAATAATAGCTGAATTATTCCGACCACCTAAGAGATAAACACGATTCTTAGTAACGATAGCTTGTGAGTGAGATACAACTCCAGGTAAAGCTGTGCTAGTAGCCCAAGCACCTAAAGTACCATCTGCATTAATAAATGCTGTATAAATAGTAGATAATTTATTTTCACCAGTGGTTTCACCGCCTAGTAAATAAACACGATTCTTAGTTATAACAGCTTGACTATATCTGACAGCGATAGGTAGTGATGTACCAGCAGTCCATGTACCTATTGTTCCGTCTACATTTACAATAGCTGTATAAACAGTAGTTACATATGAAGTACCGTTGTGTCCACCAAGCATATAAATTCTATTTCTGGTAACAATTACTTGTGAACCAAACAACCCACCTGGTAAGCTATTGACAGTAGACCACGTGCCAATAGTACCATCAGCGTTGATAGTTGTCATATAGACTGTAGTTATAGCGGTGTTATTTGATTGATTACCACCAATTAAATAAATTTTATTTGATAAAACAACTACTTGAGAGTTTGATAAAGTAATTGGTAAAAAATTACCAAATGAATATGAAATTTCACCAGTTCCACCTGATGCGATATTATAAGAAACAGGAATAGTGGCAGTTCCAGGAAATGTTAAATTATTAGTTGTTAGTGTCGCAGCACCGCCGTACCCACCAGGAGAGGTGTAAGTTACACCATCGACAGTGATTATTGTACTAGCACCTGTAGTATAGCTATTAGAAGGAGCTATATACGCTTGTCCTGGTGAAATCGTATAAGTTTCACTTATAATGTGTCTTCTCATTACTCTATAAATACCTGTACCGCTCTGATAATATTGTACATTTGGACCTATGTGTTCGATACCAGCTGTGGCAGGAACTGCTGGATCGGGACCACCAGGATAAGCAGGATAACCTTGATCAGTCCCAAACTCACCTAAGATATCCCAACCTCCATTACCAGCAATACCAGCCCAAACTATCCCATAGGTCGGAGCTATATATGGCTGTCCCTCTGTGGAAGTAGTAGTTCCGTTACCACCTCTACCACGAACAGTAACATTTGTTGCATTGATAGGTATAGTAGTTGAACCTGAACCAGATAGAGTTATAGAAACAAGTTCTGCTTGTTTAATCCATGTTCCTAAAGTGCCGTCAGTGTTTATAGGAACAGTGTAAATAGCAGAAATATTAGATGTACCATTACTACCACATAACAGATATACTCTATTTTTAGTAATTATAACTTGTGAAGAAGATAAAACACTTTCTAAAACAGAACTATCAGTAACCCAACCAGTGATATCGTCAGTCTGAGTTGCGTTGATCTGATACTGTTGTTGCCAAGGCTTACCTGAACCAGCAACCATAAAGTTCGTTTCTACCACATTAGAGTAGAAAGAAGAATAATCATTCAAACCACCAGTAATATCAGATACATAACAGTTACCATTCCAAGCACTACCATTATAGCCACCGAGAATATAGACCTTTGATTTTACAATAGCTACATTAGTATATGACACGGGAGCTGACAAGGTCCATGTTTGGAGTTGCCAGCTACCAATACTTCCATCTTGTCTAATTTCGGCTTTATAAATATTTGCAGAAACAGCACCATTCTGATATCCGCCAAAAATATAAATAACATTTCTGGTTACAATACCCTGGTGAAGTACAAATGTAATTGGTAAATAACTATCAATAGTCCATGTACCGATAGATCCATCTGAGTTTAAAACGGCACTATAAATAACATTCGACGCGGCGCTATTCTGATACCCACCAATCAAATACACTTTGTTCTTAATCACAAGAAGAGTGCTTTGATAAACTGTAACGGGAAGATTTGTTTCTGTTGACCAGTTAGCAAGAGAACCATCGTCTTTAATTTCAGCAGAATAAAGACTGTTCAATGGAGATCCTTTGTACCCACCGACAACATATAACTTATTGACATTAATAAATGCATGACTATACGACACAGTCGCAGGTAAGTTGGGACCATTACCCCAAGTGCCAATCGTGCCATCAGCATTAATATCGGCAACAAAAATAGCATTTGTAGCAGTAGAACCGTTAAGGTAACCACCAATCAAGTACACTTTGTTCTTAGTGACAACAGCCGTGCTATAGCAATAAACACTGGGAAGAGTAGCTGCTGCACTCCAAGCACCTAATGTACCATCGTTATTAATTGCAGCAGTATAACCGATACCGAGATAAGTCGAACCGTTATACCCACCATAAACATAAATACGATTTTTAGTTACAAAGACAGCGGCACCACCCAGCGTACCAGGAAGTGTTCCGGCACTACGACCGGACATAAGATCACCTAAGTTTTCTGTATTGATATCGTATTGGTTTTGCCAAGGCTTACCATTACCAGGTTTCGTCAATGTGGTATAACGATCACCGATGGCATTATAAAGATCCTGATAACTTGTTTTCACAAGTTCAGCACCGTTACACTTTAAGAAACCAACCGGTGTACTGGGGTCGATTTTAGAGATAATGTCGCCGACAGCGATACCTGTTGTACCACCGACAACTGTGTCAAGATAAGACTTATTAACAAGTTGTGTCGACTGTGTCGGTGTACCGTTAACAGAGACAACACCAACCATTGTACCGCCTGTTGACTTAATGGCGTTAGTGATACCGTATCCATCAATAGTAGTCGGTTTGTCAGAAGTGATCTTATTCCAACTCATAGCAGGAAGATCAGATTCAACCAGATTCAAACCGTTAAGAACACGTCCCTTGTTATCAACGCTAACTTTAGGATATGCACCCGGTGTAACACCAGTATTTGACAGTGTCAGAGTTGTACTACCAGCTGAACTTGTCAGGTCACCATTCATTGCCGGGAAGCGAGCAGCACCAATCGTACCAGTGATAAGGTTATTCGCATTCAAAGATGCGGCTGAATTGTCGACATATTGTTTAGTCGAAGCACCAAGAGGGACTGTCGGATCTGCTGCCAGGAAAAGCGGATTAATGACACTACCACCACCGGACATAAATTCGTCAGCAAGACCGCCCTGTTGGGTCATATTGAGTCTCATAATAGCTCCTTGTTGAAATCGAAAATAAGGTTCAAATGATGAGTCAAGCACCTATAGGTTAAATAGTATTTTTAATAAGTTAAGAATTTTGTGATCATGTATTCATGGAAAGAATAAATATGTCAAATCGTAAAAAAGCAGAAGAATTTATACTTGAATTCTGTAAAGATATTGAGCCTTCTGGTTATAACTTAGAGATTTATAAAAAAGCATTTGAACTCATGTCGGATAAAGATTTTGATTCCTACATGAAAGATATTCGTGATGGCAAAGCTTTCCTTGTTTTGTTTAAGCCTTTGTATAAGGCTAACGGACTTACCGTTGAAAACAATTTGGCTGTTGCTGAGAAATATGGTCTGCAGTTCTTCGAGAAATTAATCTACTCTGGTAATGAGGACTCTCCTGATTACAAGACTCCGATTGATTATCTAATTATCGAATTGCCGTATCGTAGACAATCACAGACTTTGGTCAAGAAAGTTTCTATTCCTGACAATAACAAAGTCATTGATGAATTAACTTATCAACCTACTGGTGATAGTAAGGGTGCTAAGATCTCATATCCTGAACTTCAAGTTTTGATCGGTATGGGGTTAGAAAATACAATCTCTGAACTCATTCGTTTCAGAGGTGGTGATCGTAATGGTTTCAATGCATACAACGCGATGTTCTTGCGTTACGGTAATGCTAATTTAAAGACACTTGAAAGCTATGGTACAGGTGTTGAGTCAACTAAGACGTTGAAAACCTACTTAGTCGCGATGCATCTCTCGAATACAATCTAAGGACTAAAGATGAGTGACACAAGTAAGATTTATGTTGATATCGAATCTTTGCTTGATCTTAGACAAGCAATTCTTTCTAAACTGATGGGACCGAAAGATCTCGTCGAATTTATTAACTCTGAAGAATATAACTTTAGAAATACGGATATCTTCAAAAAAGTCGACATGACTAAGTACGAAGAAATCTATAACACAATGACGATTGATTTGCTTCAACGATCAACTGTTACATTTATCGTGAACACAATTCGTACTAAGCTAATGAATCTTGAAAAAAGAAACGCTCTGTATGGTGAATCTAAAAAACCTGAAGTAGTTCTCAATGTTCATCCGTTTGATCTAACACAGGCTCAAGTAGATACGTTACAGAACCTTTTGTTTATCAAGCTTGATAAGAAATGTCTTATCAGTATTATCAGTAAACCAGTTGAAGAGGTTGGTCCTTTCTTTATTAAGAATATGGACTTTACAGCTTGCTATATTTATAGAGCATCTCGTTGGATCGAACAACACACTGAGACACTGAACAATATTAAGTTACCTGACACACTCTTATATTTCCCTGCGGTATATAAAGTTGAAGATGACACTAACGAAATTGAAAAAATTAAGAAGCTTGGCTTTAAAGATATTTTTGGCTATGTCGAATTCTTACTGTCTAGTGCAGTGAATATTAATTTCCTCCCGATAGTTTTTTACAACAACATCGTCACATCCTCTATTCTAGTTGATAAATACAACGAGGGTTTGTCAAAAACAAGTTTAGGAAAAAGTGATGGCAATATCGGCAATGAGGTTTAATTTTCTTGACAGAGAAACCAATATTGGTGTCAAGGATTTTACCCAGCTTGTTGACAATAGCGTCTATACAGGTTTTACTGATTTAACATCCACAGCGCTCGAAGAAATTCAAGATACTGGGATTATGGACACCATGCAACAAAGTCTCGATGATTTGGCTGACATGTTAACCAATAATGATGTTGTTAACACATTAAAAGATGCAATGGATACAGCAATTAACACTATATCCAATATGGAACTTCCTGATACTGTTAAGAAGATTCTTGATGCTCTTAAAAAGTTAGACTTGAAAGGCGTTAAAGATTTCCTTGGTGATATGTTAAATGTCGGTGCAAAATTTCTTTGTAACAACTTAGACTTTTTAAAATTATTTATGTTGGGTTATGCACTCAACAAGAATATTCTTTCTGGTTTATTGGTTGCTTTGTTACTGAGTTGGCTTGATCGTTTCTGTAAAGGTTTCACACCGCAGGAATCTGCTATGGCTAACCCATTAGGTAAGCTTGGACAGGTCATCCCGAACATGGGTACTCAAGTTACTTCTAGTTCAGCCTTTAGTCAGTTTAGTGGTTATTACTCAGACTTTATTAAAGCCAGTGCTCCGCTTGGTCTTGAAGTTAAAATGCCTTTAATGGATGCGGTTACCAATATTAAAGGTGGTGATATTTCTTCTGTTTTAGCAAATGTTCGTGGTTCAGAGATGTCTTATGCTGACAGAAATTCATTAATCGGTAATCTTAAATCTGAATTAGCTTCTGCAGTACCTGGTAGTATTCAGCATAGCAATCTTCTTAAAGGAATTGGTGATCTAAAAACCATACCTTTGATTTCTACACAAAGAAGAGACAACGCTATTCGATATGAAAATCTTGGTGATAAATTTGGTTCTTATATTAAGAACCTTGGTAACACTAACCTCCAGACTGCCAGTTACATGGGTATCGATGAAGCACAAAAATCTTTATACGCAAAGATGGTTAGCTTAAAAGAAGCTTCTGCTAAAAATGCTAGCCTGCAATGCACACCTAATGATTCTTTCAGCGACTTTGATTTTAACAGTGTGTTACCATCTGTGACACCTGATGAAAAAGCAATCTTACTGGCAGATGACGTCGTAACAGATAGTCATCGTACACTTGATCTTCATCCGACAAGCGAAGTATTCTTAGAGGTGTAATATGGACTTAAAAGACTACATCGCAAAATTACCTATTGAAAAGATTATCAAGACAGAAATTCTTGATGAAAAAATCACTCTACCTGTTGAGGTAGATCCAATGAAATTTTATAAAGATCTCAAGATAGCTATTAAGGTAACTGAATTAAGTCCTGAGAAAGCAATCTTTGTTGCTAGCTTAGTGGATAAGCAACCTTACATTGATTCATTTAGTTTGTTAACTTCCAAATTGGTGTTTGTGGAATGATTAACTGGATCAGACGTTTCTTCTGCAGACATAAAAAAACAAAGCTAACATTTGTAGATAGTCGGACAATGACACCTAAGACAAGAGTTTGTCTTGACTGTGGTGTTGAACAAACCGCATGTATTACATGGAAAAATTCTGATAGAAAAGATAGATATCATTATTGGTAAAAAAGATAGAGATACAGGAGAGGATATCCTCTCCTGTATCTTTTATTCAACATGTGAAGCGAGTAATGCTTTAACATCGATGTTATCGACTTTTGGAATCAATTCACCAGAGTGAACTTCTACACCGCCAGGTGGTTGATATTCAGGTGCTTCCTGAATACGAACAGCTGTTCCTTCAATAACCGGATTAGGATTATTGTGAAGTTCCAGAAGCAGACCTTTAAGGATCGCTTTGGTTTCTTCATTAGTCTTGTTAGCATTCTCATCAACTTTAACTTTAGCCTTAGCTAAGATACTACGGTCGACAGATTCTAACAGATTGGTGAAACATTCGATGTCTCTTGCCTTGGTAGGCAGTTCTTGTTTAAGCAAATTATCGATAAGCTGTTCACGAATGACCAGCGTCTTATCTAATAGCCTTGCATCATTCTCTGTAAATAAGCTCATTTTAAAATCTCCTTGCACTCAGGCAGTCATATAATTACCCCCCTGAACCAGGTAGGTTCAGAGGAGTAGTCTTTATCCAAGGGTGATATTTAAATCTTGAAGCCGTTGAATGACCTGATCGTAGCGTAAATTTGCTTCTTGTAATTGTGTCGAAAGAGTCTTATGCACAGTTACCATATTTGTTCTTACTGTTTCACGAGTGACATGTTCATCTGGTGTAACAAATTCCACATCACCAATATTCACTTCTTTAATAGCGGGAACAATACCAAGACGACTCTCGATGAAGTCAGCTAAGTCAGTAAAGAAGATTGTTGTATCTAAGTCTGATGGCATACGATTCAAGTCAAGAACAATCATTTTATTGATGTATTCTTTATTTGAAATGTTAGCAATAGACTCAACATAGTTAATAGGACAACGACAGAATTTCTGAACACCTTGAATGTCAACAAACGAGAAAGAGATAATAGCGATCTCGTCTCGTAGATCTTTCTTGTAATCAAGTTCTGTCAAACCAGCAGGAACATAGAGTTCAGTAAACGGATCACGAAGATCATTACGAATCATATCCCGCATGGAGATAATACTAATAACCTTGAGTTTGACGGTCATCGAGTCAAGGTTAAACTTATTCTTAAAATAAGTATTGATCGGTTCTTTAAATGTGAAATAAGACTCTAACCCGATACTGGGTGTATTAATAGTAACGTCAGGCATGTCGAATCCTCGGTAATTGGTTAATCAAAAAATCTAGTTTTAAACAAAATAATAATACTCAGGGAGACGAATCTCCCTGAGTTTCTATTACATCAAACGAAGGAATTGATACTTCGGAAGAACATAGATCTGATGCTTATCCAAGAAGAAGGATAAGTAGTTAACACCACCACGGTTAATGATAGTGAAACGATAACTTGTATTACCAATTAGATTGTTAAACAATTCCGTTGAATTTGAACAGTTGGCAATTGACAACATACTTTCAAGTAACGTAACTAAATGCTGAGTACGTGCAGACATACGAGCAAAGTCAGGATGTGTCGACGTCACTGTAATAAAGTCACCGAAGTAAGTCTTAAAGTCTTTCAGACCATCTTCAGAATAGTAACCATTCGTGATATGCAACATGATGTTGTTGTAATCAAACGGAACAGCATAAGTATTATTTCTCAGATAGGTTAGATTGTTATAAACCTGAACAAACTTATCCGTATCAAATTCTTCATTGAAAGCCGAAGCAATCTGACTTGCAATACTGGCTTGACCGACTTGTGAAGGAATAGCAATCTTATCCCAACGAGGTGTAATAAAGAACTCGTTAATGTTCAGGATAGACGGGAATAATTGTTCAACAACAGAACCAGGCATACCAAGTGTTGTGGTCATGTACTGGTATAGTTCAAGTTTAAGAATATAATCATAATTACCTTGCAAACCATAGATATTGAAAGCAAAGTAACAATTCTTATTAATGGATGTATTAGGTACACGATAAGGAATATTTAGAATCTTAGAGTATGTCGTCGGATTCATTGCCTTGTCAAGTTCAACACGTTCGTTAAAAACGATCAAGTCGAAAGAATCAAGGGCAGTAATAAAGTTGCTAGGATTATTAACAATTGAAGCATAGTTTTCAAAAGGAAGGATGATACTGATATCGTATTCAGGATAGAATGTTCTAAAGATAGAATCACTCAACCAGATTTCACAGTTGATTCCATCCATTGTGAAAGACAGATAATCAACAGAACGAACCAGATTGACATCAACTGTATTGTTATAAACCAGATTGTCGACAGGTGTGGTCGGGTTAGCTTGGTTAAAGTCATTCGTAAACGCAATGATTGCTTGTTGTTTACTTGTGATCTGTGTTGTAGATAAGAAGTTGCTAAGTGACGTAATCACATTAACAATATCATTGACTTCGTTCTGTGCTAAAGATGTTAAATCGATTGCACTAAATAAAAAAAGAGAGTATAATGGGTTTGTGGTTGAAAAATATTGCTGCTTATTACGAGAGTATGTCAGGGCTATATCAGAAATCTCAAATAACGGAGATACTACATTGCTACTATTATCAATAAAATTATCACTTGTAACAAAAGCTTTTATTTCTTTCATGTTAATTCCTTTTAATTTAAGTCAGAAAATTTATATTTTCTTATATTCTTTATTACTAATTCTTCAAACTGTTCACTAGTCATATGTTTCAGTTGTTTATAGTTAAACTCTAAGTAGTTGTACTTCCACCGAATGGCTGCGTCTCTAACCATATCATCTCTATTTTTCTGATCTTCGAATGTATATTTACCATCATGAAAGAAAGATATATATTCATAGTGTTGTATCCCATGAAACTCAACCAGACATCGATACTCTGGCAAGTAGAAATCTATTTCATAGTTAGCAACTATTTCAGGTATATTGTACTGAGTTCTATTAATAATGTTATATTTATCTAGTATAGCTTTAATTGCAAGCTCACCTTTAGAAGCTTTACATATAGGACACCCAGCTTTATTATGAATATGATTAGCTGGAGATTGTAAAAAATCACCATGTTTTAAACATGTTATCCAACCTTTAGTTTTACTATCTTTATAAATAAAGTTTTCATACCCATATTTACTACCATGTGTATCAAAAGCTTTTTGTATAAAATCTTCTTTAGTATGTTTCAATGAGTTACTTATTTTATTAATAGCACATTTAGGACATCCTTGACCCGATAAATGTGCGTTAGGTGCCTGTAAATAGTAACCATGGTTTTTATCGACTAAACAATATATACTTCCTTTTACTTTATTACCATTATAAATAAATTTAGAATAGTCGTTGTCATCACCATGTACTATTCTAGCTTTTTCTATGAATTGACACTTAGAAGAAATTTTATTATTTTTGATAATTATATTTCCGCATTTTTTACAGCCATGATTGCTTAGATGATCATTAGGAGTTTGCCAGAATTCACCGTGGATTTTACAAATAATACAAACTTTACTATGAGCATTAATATAAATTACTTTTGAGTAATCGTATTTATTACCATATAATCTTCTAGCTTTTTCTATGAATTGTCGAGTTGTATATCTAGGTCCCATATTTAATAAATATCTAATATCTCATATAATTATATATCGGAAAGTTCATATAGTGGCGATACTACGTTGATGGTATTATCGATAAAGTTATCACTCGTGATAAACGCTTTTATTTGTTTAGCCATATTAAATTCCTCAGAAGTCAATTAATCAAAAAATCTATATAAGGAGATAGCCCATGTACTTTAAAATTTTAGAAGTATTCATTTTGAAGACCCTTTTTCATAAGGGTGAGTATAACATCAACAGTAAAGATTTCAATCCTATCAAATTCTTTACTATTTTGCTCTTGGTAGCAAACGTGTTTTTCACCATCTACCTGATGGTTCAGTTTAGTAAGGTTCACGACATCATTGAGAAGACGTGTCCTCAAATCTTCACAGAAAAAAAAGAACCTGTGAAGGATATAAAGAAAGTAACAGACAAGAAGACCTAGGTTATCCTAGGTCTTCTTTTTCTGTCATTGGAACACTGAGAGCTGGTATTTCGACTCTTGGTTTGAATAGCTAAGATTAAAATACATCATCTGCTTGTCGTCAGGAATCTCCGGTAAGTCTTCGTTTAACTCGATACATCCATCAACACCATGGATGATAATTTTATTTCCATCTTTGGTGAAACACTTATTGTCATATCCATTCACAAGGAATGTGATGTAATGGATACCTGTCAATGTTTTCGCAGATCGGATATTCTTTTCTGTAAACTTTTTATATTGATAATAGAGTTCATTGAACAGAGGACTGCCCATGAACTCTTTAATTCCTTTTTCTTCAATAAACTCGTAGCACTTGGCCTTTAAATCCTTGAACTTAATACTTGGATTTTTAATAAGAATATCTAGCGAATAGTTATAAACAACTAGATGGTTCAAAAAGCATTTCCTAAGATAGTCGTCAAGTGAGTTTTCAACAACAACGTCAGCTTGATAAAGATTCTTTCTTTTCATTATTCGTTATCGTCTTTAAAGTCAGTTGTGAACAAACTGATTTCTTCATCGACAGTAACTTCAAAGTCGCGTTCAGTCACAACTGTGATTGAAAACTTAACCTTTTTAATATTAAGTATTCTCAGAAACTTAAAGAATACCTTTATAGTCATACGGTTCTTAGTCAACTCATTATTAATGTTTACCTTTGCGAAATTGGTCCTAGGTCCAGGAGTATTCATAAAGATATTGTTAACAAAGCGGTCAACCAGTGCACGTTGTTTAGCGGGGTCAATGTGCAGTGTGTCCGTAATCTTTTCTTTCAGCCGCATTAACACCCCTTCAGGTGTGTGCGGTATTTCCGTTAGCCGTTTTTTCAAGCAGCACTCCTTTTCTTTTCAGAACTAAATGACGTATATCATTAAACCATGAGCTGTCAGCTCTAAGTATAAAATGATATTGCCGTTGTAATCATCTTTCTGGATGATGCCGTAGATTAGATTTTGTTCAATCATACAGAATATATCCTTCAGTGCATCGAAGATTTCTTCCATATGTTCATGGGCTTGATTAATGCCAATGATATTTACTAACCTACTGTAAGTATCTTCGTAGAAATAACCTTTCAATTGTGATTTTTCAGAACACGATTGGGTAAAGAGTATATCGTAGACATCCGCGACAAAGACATTGCTTCTGTCAATCTCTAGACTAGTACGAGATGAAAGTTCTTTAAATATCTGCTGTGCCTCTATGTATGAGATATGACTATTCTCATCCAACAGGTTTGCATAGTATGTCGTATAGACACTAAACATACTATAAATAAAATTAACTAGACTATAGTCATAACGGTGTATGACGTTAAGGATAATGTCTTTTATTTTGTCTTCAATGGTTAAGCTGTTAACTATATCCTTGACGACCTGTTCATTAAGAACAAAAAGCTTCACTGTGATCCCTCTCGGTATAAAAGAGCAAAGGTCGATAATACGGATCTAGCTCAAACTTGTAGTACTTGAAACAGATGTTTCGAACCATTTCAAAAATATTACCAATAAGTGTCATTAACACATCATTATAGCGATGCATATTATTGTTATACATACAACCCATGATATACTGAAGTCGTACAATAACTATATCTGTTACTGAATCTAATTCCTCGGCATTCACATTGAAGTACTTACCAAGAACATCAGAAATCTGTCTCGCATAGAAACAGTTGACAAAAATGTCTTGTGCAAGTTGACCGTGTTGAACCAACATGACAAAATTACTAATACCAGAACTGGTGATATACTTCATCAAGTTATCCAACCAGATCTTGTTAATAATCATAATCGTTACTTGACGAAGTTCTCGATGAAAATCAGAATCCTGCATCGTACTCATATCTGTTTGTAATTCTTGGCAGATATCGAACATAATCATCTGCAAGTATTGTTCATATGTTTCAGAAATAAATTCTCGTTTAAGCTCTTCGTAAAGAGCATAGTTTTCATTGTTAGTCAATAACGCAACTTTCATGCCCTCTCCTATTTCTGAAAAAATTCGTATGTAATTAAAAGTGTGTCACAATTAACCAACATACTGTTAATATTCAAACTTCCGACAGCTGCAAAGTTACCCATATAAAACTCATGGATGGACTCTTCAATATTTCTTGTAAGGATATTGTTTAAACCTAGTAGGTTATCACGTAGATGCGGAACAACGTGAAGCTGCTCAACTGCATTAAATGCATTATAAATTTTTTCTTGACTATAGTCATACCGCACATCCATGTCAGGATAATGTGCATCGACCAGAATCTTTTTAGTGATATAACAAACGAACGATTCAAGATACTCACGCATCATTATCGCGTCACTCATCGAACGTATGTTAAGTTTATCTAGTTTCAGAAATAGACTACGACTGTACATTCGCGTTAACCTGGTCTAATTTCTTATTGCTGATAACTAAATGTCCTTCGTCACTAATCGTTAGACTATAGACATTGATATGTTTGTTAGAATGTTTTTGTTGAATAAATTCTTCTATATACAGACTTACGTCCATATATAAAGGTAGTTCATGAATGATATTGAGTTCTGACAAAATCTCTTCTAAGCTAAGCCGCTTATTGGCAACGTACAGAAAGTACTGATTATAACTACTGTCTTCAAAGATAGTATTCAGCAATACATTATAATTCATGTAATTGTAGACACAAATATTAGCGACAAGCATGCGATAAAACATATCACGATACTTGAAATACTGACTATTTATTTCTCGTTTTATATTGTTAACATTAACTTTCAAAGTTTCTGTACGCATTAAAACCCCCTTAGTTATACAGAGTATTTGCGGAAAATTAAGATTTTAATAACGCTACTACACATACTATATGTGTAATTAAAATATCTCCCAAACAAAAAAAAAAGAAGAGGGTTTCCCCTCTTCTTATTAAACCTTTGTATCGACCTTTTGAATTTGATCGATTGTCAAAGAGTCCATAATCCTGGTCAGAACAAAACCATTTCCAAGGTCAAGACATACTTCAGTCAAATCCTCGGATAACTTTTTCCGTAACGTTGTGATCATCTGTGAATCGAGATGAACATTGTATTTACGTTTTAGATATTCACGAATAACGTAAACACGATTACCGACAGGAAGCTGGATAAACTGATCAATCAACCAGCGACCTTCCTCGATAACAACATTAAGGATAGGTTCTTTTTTCTCTTTAACCATATTTTTTATATTTGTGATCGTAGAGAAAATAGCGTTCATGTTGAAACGATGTTCAATCAAAGGAACGATATTATTTCGGATATAATTTCTGTCCGAAAGATCAATATCAAAGTTCTCTTCAGTCTCGATGAATTTCAACTTACAGTACCGAGCATAATCGAGAAGCTCAACCTTCTTAAGATCCAAGAAAGGTTTTCCAAAGATCCTAGTGGCTTCGCCATTGACCCATGTGGTTGTATAATCCATACCACCGAGATCATTAACGTTACCACCACGCAACAAATGAAAGAGAACTGTTTCCAGTTGATCGTCAGCATGATGTGCTGTTAACACCAGATCAAGCTCTTTGCTAAAAGCAATTTTCTTCATTGCTTCTTTTGCGGCTGACCTGATAGAAGTTCTACTTTCACTAAGAGAACAAGTATCAAATTGAATATCGATCCTGTAATCATTGGCTAACTTAATAGCCAAGTTATCGGCAACAGTGTTAACACTGAAATCACCGAAACTAATGTAAAGCAAAACGATGTTGTAATTAAACATCATCTTCCACTTGTTAACAACTTCAAGCAGAACACTGCTATCAAGTCCACCGGAATAAAGAACACCGACTGTCATGCGTTTTCCGGTGGTATTATGAAGCATACGAAAACCAGCCATGAAGTTTTTGAATCGTTCTTCAACGATATGCATGCCATTGTCAAAATACATAACAACCCCTTAATAAAAATGATGGCCTTCAAATGCCAGAAGAAGTTTTTTATCCTTCAGGTATTCGGGTTGATCTTTATTAGGAACAACGTATAAGTTCTCATACGCAAACAACGCAAGTAACAACATGATGATGATAACCACTGCGTTAACAAACGAGCGATACAGTTTCTTTTGTTGCATTTTTTAAACTCCTGATTATAATATCAATTGTTATATATGTAATTTAAATAACTTCATGCACGAATTACCGTGCATGAAGTTATGATTGATAATTACATCAGATAAGTATGCGAACCATAGACCTGAATAACAGTCTTAGTTCGAACAAAACTAGGTCGAACTAACTTATGATTATAAAAGTACCGCGCTCGAGTGCTCGGACTTCGTTCATTCGTGACAAAATCACAAACTAGATCATAAGCTTCCGTATATGTAGCTTTATCAATTTTCTTACCGCCTGATTTCATATTGAAACAGTAATATTGATTCTTCTTGGATACTTCATTATGAAGTAGTCCTATATCATGACTTTGTGCTCTGTTATAGACTGTGGATAGAACCAGCAACATTGCTGTCTCATCCGTTCTGTCTTCACAATAAACAACAAAGACTAGGTCGTTAAGTTTAGATTCAAGTTTAGTATCTGTGTAGCATTTAGCTTCAGCAAGACCTGGAATGAGTGCAACCAAGATACTAAAAATCGCATAAGCAATCTTCTTCATCATTGCTCCTTTCTTTGGAAAAGTAGGTTAATTGAAAAAATATATATCTGGTTATTGTGTGAATATTTATCAATCCAAAAAGGATATTAAAATGACCACTCCTAAAAAGCTTTACGAAGCTAATGAAGAAATAGCGATTGATGTCAAACGTGAAACAGAAGAAGCTGTTCCGGTGGTTCAGGTTGAACAGATCATCGAAACTGTTTCAACTGGTGAAAACAAGCTATTTGAAAATATCAAAAACATCTTTGCAGAAGAAAAGCTTGTTGTCCGCAATGAGGTTTATTTCACACCAACTAAGGGTGTGATGGAATTTAAACTTGATGGCACAATTTTCATGCCGAGCAGCTCAGTTCTTCTCCAACCACGAAAGTTTGAAGAACTATATCTGAAGGAACTTGAGTCCATTATCTATAACTCTAAGGAACAGCTCGATACTGATAAGCTTTTGCCACTGATCATTTTGTTCAGTTATATTAACAAAAAGAACTACCCTGTTCGGATAGTTAGTGGCAATTATCGAAAACTGCTCTCTAAAGTATGTAGCGTTTTAAATAACTTTTTAAATAAGAATTATACGGTTATCCGTAGTATCTATGAAAGTTTTAACAGCATTAAGGATACTGAAGCAGAACACAATCAACAACCAATCGGTGGTTAATAATGTCTAATAAGCTTGTGCTTTTTTGTGATGGAAGTTGTAGACCCAATCCTGGGTTTGCTGGTTTTGGTATTTTTGGTTTTATTTATACCGATGCTGAAAAACCTAAGAATCACAAACACCCACATCACGGAACAATGTATTTCACACCAACTGGTGTTCAACGTGAAAAAAGTCAAAATCCTATAGCTGTTAGTAATGTTATTGAAATTATTCAAGCAGTTGGCAACAATCAAAGTACAAATAACGAAGCTGAACTTAAAGCTATTGTAGCTGGTTTAAAGAAAGCTTCTACTTTAGAAAATATAACTGATATTGCTATTTGGACTGATAGTAATTATATTGTTAGTGCGTTTAATGAAAATCTGGATAACTGGATTAAAAATGACTGGCGTAGACTAGATGGTAAAATTATCACGCATATCGCTGAATGGGAAAAGATTGTTCAGTATCGTGATTTCTTTAAAGAAAAAGGTTGTAACCTTACTGTTCAGTGGGTAAAGGGACATACTGAACCTAAGGATGATAACTATAGCTATTGTAACAACATGGCTGATATTTATTCTGTTATTGGGTCGAACTATGCTCGAATCAATAAACCAACAGAAGACACTGTGATTATGGATCACGTGTTAACTTATGCTGATTATAAAAAGTCTTATGACGATAAAGACTTCATTTTCTATTTCCGTGACATGTATTTTAGTTCGGATAAAGAACTTGATGATAGGAATTACTGTTTCATTAGTACTTCTGATGATCCAGCGCTACTTGGTAAGCGAAACAACGCATCAATCTTCGCCACCAATATAGGTTATATTCCTCCTATCATTAATCAGATTAAAGCTTTCTATCGTGAAATTCATCGTAATTATGTTACGACTTGTTGTATTAAAATCAACAAACTTGAGAACAAGGATGTTTATCGGTTGGCTTCTTTTGTAGATGCTCGACTGATGCTTCTACCGACGGCCTCACAACCTAGAACATATCTGTTGGTAGGAGACTCAACTCCATTCCTTTATGAGAACTCAGTTAGCTTCCCGTTCATTGTTAATGCTTCGGAAATGTTTAACAAGATGAGTTATATTGATTCTGTTGTTAATGAACAGTATCCTAATATCTTTAAGTTCGATGTCACAGATACATTTATTGACCTGAATGAACATAAACTTAAGATTACTAATAAGGACAAAGATATCGACTTTTCTGACCTTGTTAAAGACACTATCCAATTTAAACAAAAGCTTATTATTAAAATTAGTTATGATATTCCGAGTTTCTTAGCTCTTAAGAATATTGAAGAAGAAATCGAACGTGTCCAGTTAATCATTGAAACAAACGACGATAACAACTTCTGCACTGTTTATATTAACATTGTCACTAAGTCTAGGAGTATTTATTCTGCAAATATTGGGAGTAAGTATCTCCGAAAAACTAAATGAAGTGATTGTACTTACTTTCGTTTGTCCGAGTCTTTTTCTAGTTTAGGAGAAAATAATGGGAATTCTGAATCCTGTCGTTTCCAAGTTCACACTTGTTCAAGGTGTTCCTCAGGAAGTTTATGTTTGTCCTGGTTCGAAGACACATGCTGTCGTCGACCTCAGCTTCTTCAAAGATGATCTGGGTGGTGATGCTCTGATCGCTGTTGCTCTGGCTTCTGAAAGCAATCCGAACAACCTGACCACGATCGACTACTTCATCGACGACATCCAGTTGGTTGGTGCTGTTAACTCAGCCGAACTGAATAAGGTTATTGTTGGTCAAGGTGAACGTCTGTTTATCAAGGTCGTCTCTGGTGTTGATATCGTTGCTCGTCTGTCTGGTGTTGAAGAGAACAACCCGAAGGTTCTGAAGGCTGGCCGTCTGGCTGCTTCCTCAATCGCCGGTACTGCTCAAACCCAGATCTATTCGAACGCGCTGGGTAACGTTGCATACATCTCTGCTTCTGCCACCATCTTCAATACCTCTGCTACCGAAAATGCTCAGGTCGAAGCTTGGATCAGTACGTCGCCGACCCCGGCTGCTTCTGATAAGGTTCTGAAGCTGGAAGTTCCATTCAGCGACACAACCATTCTGGAAAACATTCTGCTGGCTCCGAACGAAAAGATTTTCGTTAAGTCCAGCATTGCCGATACCGAATACTTCGTTAACGGTATTGTTGTTAGCCAGTAAAACCTATCAAAACAAAAGCTTAGTCTCGGGTAAAACCGAGACTAAGTCTTTTTTTAATTACATTTCAATACTTTAGTAGACCTATTAATTATGGTGAAATATGAGTGTGATGCTTACGCCAAAGTGGAAACAGGTCAGCGGCAATAGAGTTGGCTTCTTCTGTCCGGCCTGTCAAGACATCCACATTATCGATACAAGTCGATGGCTTTTTATTATCAAAAACGAAAAAGGAACAATTCAACCTAGTGTACTTGTTAAGTCAGGTCATTATGCCGATGGTTATAGAAAAGAAGATGGTTGTTGGTGCACTTATAACGCTGAACATCCAGAAGAAAAAGATAACTATAAGTGCGGTATCTGTCACTCATTTGTGGGAGACGACACCATTTCATTCTTGAATGACTGTACGCATGAACTAGCTGGACACTCAGTCTCTCTTCAAGACTTTCCAAATCAGAATTAACCGGAGCAAAACATGTTTGACGAACTTGGCGATATTGGTTCTGTTGATGTCAGTGAATTAGAAGACTCTGGCATGCAGAAGAAAAGTAACTACGGTAGTGGTGGTAACAGTGGCTGGCAAAACCGTGGTGGTGGTAACAGTGGCGGTGGTAGCAAATGGCCTAAGAAAGAAGATAAGGTAGAAAAGCCTTATATTCCTGTTACGATCTATGTTGATCGTGAATTTCCGCCTGAAGTTAAATCTAGTATTTATAATATCAGCTCAAAGCTTATCGCAAAAGGTATTACTATTCGTGTAAACGGTGATGATAAAGATTTCTTGGCTAAGCTTCAGGCTCTGTCAGATGTTCATGTCGAGGTTTATATTCCTTGGCGTAACTTCAATGAGATCGAATCTAAACATTATTTCAACACACTTACGTCTAAAGATCTCGCCATGAAGCATTTCCCTGCTTATGATCGAGTTCCTGATGCCGTTAAGGCAATGTTGGCACGTAATGTCCGTATGATCTTCGGTGATAAGAATAACAGCATTACGCTGTGTCTAATTACGTGGAGTAAGGACGGTGCAAGTCGTGTTAGCGAAATCACAAAAGAAACAGGTCGTTCTTCTTTTGTGATTCGTGTTGCTGGTTCTTATGGTTTTCCTGTTGTCAATATTGCAAAACAGACAGCAGAAAATATTTTGGAAAAAACCTTTGGATTGTAAGGAGATTTAAATGAGTAATAAGAATCGTAATCAACAACAGCAACGTCCGGTTGCGGCTGTCAAAACTGAAGGTGCTCAAGCAGAAGAACAACTGCAACAGCAACAACAGCAAGAAGGCGCAGAGGTTCAAGCTTCTAACACTGGTGCTGAAGAAGTAAAAGCTCCAGAAGTACCGGTTGCTGAAACTAAACCTGCTGAGGTTGCTAAGCCCGCCGCTGAACAACCTAAAGCTTCCGCAACTCAATCTCAAAAAGGATTTAAACCCGTGTATAAAGTCGAACTCGAACTGACCGGTTACGCCGAGGCCATGGATAAGAAGAACACCGTGGTTCCTGAACAAGGCGGTAAGTGGCAATACTCTCTCTTCAAGGCTATCAAGTCCTGCTTCGCGGCTAAGTCGCAAGAAGACTTTAACAATGAATTCAATACCATTCTGTCGTTCTTCAACAAGAACAAGGACGGTATCTTCAATGAAAAGTTCATCTTCCGTTTCCCGGAAAACTGGCCTGGTAGCCCGACTGAGTATACTCAAAATCGTCGCCTGGTCTATATGATCATCCAGACTGCCGATGCCAAGGCTCGTAAGAAGGCTCTGGAACAGATCAACATGGAAATGGTTGCTGAAGGTATGACTGAAGCTCAGAAGCAAATGCTTTTCAACTTCTATATGTTATAAAAAAAAAATATCCCACGGCTTTTGGCTGTGGGATATTTTTATCTACTCTGTAACATTGGTTGATACAGTTTTTTCAAGCCGAATAAGCTGGTTGCGTATATTGTTAAGATACTCAACAGCTTTAATATATGTCCAGGCGTGTACGCTAGTCTCACACTTGGTTACATCATCAATTGTTAAATTAAGGATGCGGGCAGGTGTATCTGACCAATCAATACTGATGACGCGTTTGCGCCAACCAATCTCGATCATACCCCACTTAGTTTGAATGAGCCACCAGGGAGAGGCTCGACGTTCTTCAACGTAAGCTTCTGGCCAGTATTTATTCTCAATCTTCCAGAGATTCAGAATATCGATACCAGCTACCAAAAACAACGCACGAACCATTTCTTCATTCATTGCAATCTCCTATTGGTTTATTCATCTGTAAAACGATCTCTTCCTTTTCTTCCTCGGTAAGATCCTTGATCTTCATGATCTTGCCTTCTTTAAACTTTTTGTAATAACTGTGAAACTTCTTCACAGCTTGACTAAAGTTCAAAGGAGACAATGCCTTATCGGTGATCGTCTTAAAACGTTCATCGTCTTTCTCATCATTATAGTGCGACGGAAGACGTTCGACATGATTCAGGCTGATCAGTTCGGTAAACTTAACGCCATAACGTTCACCAGAAACATAGGTAAGATCCATGCGGTTTTTGTGACCGACATGAACAGTGATCTTCTTATGTTTTTCAAAAAGTCCAACGAGCTGTCGATGCGATATATTCGCAAACTCATTCTCGTCCATTACAAGTTCATCAATTACAACACGGGACATAACTAGCTCCTTAAAGATGGTTGTCAGTTTCTATATGTGTAATTAAAAAATATTCAAATTGATATTGTGATAAACAATTAACAGAGAATCATCATGGGTGAAACTGTAGATAATACAAATAAACTTAAACTCAAAGAAGTAAAAATTATTGAATATATTTGCGATAAATGTCATGCTGGTAAAATGAAACCAACTGGCATTATGCTGACATCGTTACCTCCGAAGTATGAGCATAGTTGTCCTTATTGTAATAGTAAGGCCAATCTTGATCATAATTACCCTCGAACTGTTTTAGTCGTTGAATGAAAATGAAACGAAAACTTTACGCTGGTATAGGTTCTAGAGAAACACCTGAACCTGTTCTAAAACTCATGTTTAAAATAGCCGCTATCCTTGCAGGAAAGGGCTATACGCTTCGATCTGGTGGTGCTGAAGGTGCTGATACTGCTTTTGAACTTGGATGCGTCTCAGCCGGTGGAAAGAAAGAAATCTGGTTACCGTGGAAAGGTTTTAATGACCATGAGGACACTGGTCTATATCCGAATCCAGGACACTTTGCAAAGGCTGAGAGCGCGCTTAGTCACTGGACTAAACTTACACAAGGAGGCAAACGCCTTCATGCTAGAAATGTCGGACAAGTCTTTGGATCTCATCTTGAATCCCCTGTTGATTTTGTACTGTGTTGGACACCTGACGGTGCTATCAGTAGAGATGAGTGCACCCCTAAAACTGGCGGTACAGCAACTGCTATTAAGCTTGCATCCGATGCTAATATTCCTGTCATCAATATGGCTCGTTATACAAATACTGAAGATCTTGAAAAAGACTTAAAGAAAATATTGAAAGCAAAATAAAGATCCTGACAGAGGTAACTCTGTCAGGACTCTTTTTACGTTACCAGATCTTTCATTTGAATTGTGGTTGACTCCATTGTCTTACCATGTGTCAACTGCATGAACAATGACAAAAGAACACCAGACAGTTCAGATGCAATGTTAGTCACACCTGTTGGACTTTCTTTATAAACTTCATTCATGCATTTATAACAAACTGTATTCTTAGGTGAGGTGCAATACATACTACTTCTGATTGTGACTTCTTTACCGATAAGTTTTTTAGCTTCGTCAACTGAACTAACTAATGTCCATTTACCATTCATAGCGATGTAACGATTCAATAACTTAGATACGTTAGAATCTGTTATAACGCGTTTTAAGCCACGTTTAGTGTTACACTCGACTGAAGAGATGGTCAAGCTTGATAAAGACCGTTGTAGGATCTTGTAGGTATATCCACCGAGCTGTGTTGATGAACCACGAGCAAAAGAACCAATGCGAAGGTCATTCATATACTTAGGGAAATCTTCCTCAGTTGTACTAACACCTTCCTGAAGAGAGTTCTGAATTGTTTTTGCTGATGTTGATTTTTCAAAGTCCATCGAATCACCGAAGATCATGTACATCTTTCTTCGGGCATTCTTAGACTTCTTGTTAAACATGTTCTTAGCAGCATCGTCATCTGCAAGATAATCGTTATCAATCTTGATTAGTGCTTGTTCAAACTCAACAAGTTTAACTGGATCGTGAAGTTGATCTTTATATTTTTCAAGTAGTTCTTTCTTAGCCTTAGCTAATCCAGGAGCAGGAGTGATAGCTTTTCTACTTGAAGCAAGGTTAATAATGTTTGCAAGATTAGTCAAAAAACTTAAGCGATCAAAACAATCAATCATCTCAGAAACACTAATATCTGATTCCTTAGCATCCTTGTCACTGACAACCCTTTCAGCTAATAACTTTTTAATTGTACTAACTTTGATTTGTGAATTAATATAGCCTAACTTATTCTTAAATGCGGGATAAAGAACAAGAGCATTGATAATCAGATTACCAATTTTTGTTTCAATCTTAGATGTGATGAAAGGACCCCAGGAAGGATCTACTTCAATAATATCTCGGAATCTAAATAAAGGTTCATCTTTAACATAGTCAGAGATCTTTACTAACACTCTATCATTTCCGATAAAGTATAATCCATCTAGTTTGATAACAATTTCACCTAGACTTTTATTTTCCCAATTAGTTTCGTCTTTTAATAACGGGATAGCGAAACAAGAAAAGTACCATGACTTATTTTCTATTAAATTATAACTAATAGCGAGTTTAAGGTATTCAAGTTTAGTTAGCATTTATAACCTCCTCTTGTTTCTTAACTTCAAGGAACATATTGAAATCATTGAGCATGCTTGTCATAGCTGCTTCAAGCTTAGTGATATTTTCTAAGCTCTGTGTGAACATAGCTGTATTTTGTTTAAACTTCAACAAAGGAAGTTCATAGGAATCACTACATACAAGAAGGATACTTAAACAATCAAGAGCAGCTTGTCCACGATTGGTTAAGATAATCTTATCAATGTAAGCAGGGATGTTAAGTGAGACAAGTTCTGAAAACTGTTGTAACGTAACAGAAGTAAATCCACTATTGAAGAAAGTTTGACCTAAACATTCAGAACCTTCGATGAACTTAAAGAAATAACGAACATGCTTAAGATGTTTGATGTCAACCTTTTCAGTTTCACTTTCTTCTTTATCTTTAATGAATTCTTTTAATGAATCAATGAAATGATCTTCAACATGAGCGATAATTTCCATAAGACGTGGTTTATCTAATAAGCTCAAATAGTCGATCAGATCAACAATGATATTGCGTGGTGTGTCTTCGGCATGAAGACGATACGAAACCTGACTATAGTCTTCCAGACTTTGAACAATATAAAGGAAGTTAGCAACTTCAGTCATCTCGTGTAGAGTAATCGGCAATTCTCTATTCAAGAAGATAAAGTGTTCTTTGATAATCTTTTCCACTTCTTTCTCAAGTGTGGCTACAAACATATCACGCTTAGTGTCAGAAGTAATATCGCTTTCTCGTTGAATTAAATCGATAAGTTGATCTTCATAAAACTTTCTACCAAAAGCTTCTAATAACGCAAAGGCTGCATAGATATTCTTTTGTTGTTCAGGTGAGAATGTATTACCGATGTAATAAATTGTTATTTCAGCTAAGTTGAGCATACGATCCTCTGCGAAAAAGTTAAGTAATATTGGTCAAAACATCTGCAAAATAATAAAAATACACCACGAGAAACCTCGTGGTGTACTTTGTTCTTTATACGCGAACAACTTCAACTTGTTGCATCAGGAAGTCTGTGATGTACTTTACGCTAGCGTACAATGCTGCTTCCATCGGATCGATATTATCCGACATCTTGAAGATCTCGGTCATTTCGTTCAGGATGAAATAAGCATTGCTGAAGCGGAAACGAATGCCAGCAACCAGTTCCAAACAGATACGGTCGATGTCATCAATTTCTGACAGCTGAATATTATCGATAAAGGCATAAGCCTTATCACGAGTTTCTTGAAGGAATTGGGAAGAATTGTTAGAGACTTCCTTTTCTTCTTCAGTCAACTCGACGATAGATTCGTCAAACTTACTACAAGCAATTTGACGGAAAATATTAATCTTGTTACCATTCATGGAAATAACGTAAAGACTACGAACGGTATTCCACTTACTGATATAGTTTTCTTTGTTAGCGACTAATTCATTAACAGTTACGCTATTGCTATTCTCGCTTGATACATAACCAAACAGAACTTCGATAGAGCAACCAGCTTCAGCCAGCTTAGCAAAGTTTTCTTCATAGACAGTGATTGACAGCGGCTTATCGTTAAAATACGAGAAGGCTGTTTCAGAGTCAGTTGTCAGAACACGACCATTAGCCATGTCACGACGATAAGCATCCATTGCGACGCAAAGCTTATTACCGAAGTAATCACGGTTAGCGACGCACTTGCTCTTCAATTGAACAGTTGAATAACCCAGTTCAAGATCGGCCTTATTCAACAGGTTGCGATAGAACAAATAGTTAATCAGAGAGTAATCCATCAGGTTATGAACCGACAGACTATATTCAGGAACATTCTCGGTCAAGTAACCGAGCATACGGTCTTTACCTTCGGCGTTGAACCAAGTCGAGATATAGTTGTCTTGTTCGGCATCGCCGGTCAGGATATAACCGCCCAGATCAAATTCTTCCTTAACCAGTTTACTAAGGTCAACCGGATCAAAGAAAAACTTGGTGGTAGAACCCTTGTAGGTACCGATTTCGTTTTCCATGATATAAGAAGCAAAAACATCAGCCGGCTTGAAATAGCTAATGTTGAAGAAATCTTCAGCTTCCTTAAACTTATAGTCAGACAGACCTTGTTGAATCTTTTCTTTCAACAGGTTGATTTCTTTGTTAACCACACCACGAGCAAATGCAATATGATTAGCAATAATGTTAGACAGATCAACTTGGTAGTTGTCCATCAGAAGGTCATGGCTTGATTGCGTATAGGTCTTCATCTTGTTGACCATGACATCGTTACCAGCAGCTGCATGAAGCAGACTGGGTTCAATGTACTCACGCTTTTCAATCTTACTGAACATGTTGTTGCCGATAGCAGCAGACAATTCTTGAATCAGAGTAGACTGCTTAGGAACTAACTTGATACCGTTAGTAGCAGCAATCTCTGCCAGATTTGTGCCGATCGCAACGGATGATTGTGATAACATCGTTAGCTCCTTACTTAGAAATATTTTCTTTGACGCGTGAGGCGACAAGATTGGATAACATGTTACGGTTCAGGGACTGTTGACCCAGGGTGTCAGCGATATCCTTGCCGGCAATTTTTATAATGACGCTTGTAGCGAGTTCGACAACGTTTGAAAGAACAACAGCATTCTCAGCGATTTTTGTCGTCTTGATAATGTCTTCTTGTTCTTGGACAGTTAAATCTGACATGGTTATTAGCTCCGTAGATAGCAATTCATAACATTTCTCAAAGGAATACTATTATTTTTATTTTTTATTTTAAGTCAAATGAGATGATAAATTAAAGGATACGAAAATGCTTGACATCTTCTTTCGAGATAAGTCTCAGTATCATAACCAACTAAATCCAGTTCTAGGATATCTGGAACAACTCTCAAGTTATATACAGAATACTCGTGGTGTTTCTAAAGAAGTAGCGGATGAAAAAGCCCGCATAATTCTTAAGACACATTTTAAAGATAAAAACGTTCGTTATTTTGAACGTCAAGAAAATGGTGATCGTGAAGTTAAAGACACGACTCTGTTGAACTATATCAATAGTAATATCAAAGAAAAGAATGTACTTGTACCTACATTCACAAGTTACATGAACGCAAATAAGAAAAAGAGTATGTTGTCTGAGTTCATCTTCGTTAACGTTCGTCGACGGAGTGTGGCTAAGAAAGCTGGTCAGAAAGCTAAAGCTGAAGGCAATATGGAACTTGCTGATGCTAAGAACAATGAACAGAACATGATGAAGATTTATAATAACTCTTTATCAGGTGCTTTTGCTCAGGCTGCTTGTATTCTTCATAATCCAACTGCTCACTCTACATTGACGAGTATCACTCGTACAATCACTAGCTTGAGTAATGCAAGTAATGAAAAACTTATTGCTGGTAATCGTTTCTATCCTCGTGGTACCGACGTTATCAACAATGTTATTTATATTGCGACTTATGCTGATGTTAAGTTTATTAAGTCTGTTATTGAACAATTTAATCTTCATATTCCGACAATTGAAGAAACAGTTAGTGTTCTTAAATATAGTTCCGATCTATACTTCCGTGATGAGAAGTTTTATCAGACTAGAATTATTCCTTATCTTCAAAAATTATCAGGTTATCATTTAGCAGCTATCTGTTATATTGGTGACCTTTATCATATTCGTAAGTTCAATGATAGTTTTATGCGTAATGTCATCGGTGAGATGATAGAACCTGTTAATGTTCCTGATACTGATGAATCTGTCTGTAAAGACATTCACTCTATCAATGAGAACATTCTGAACTTTGTACATCATATCTTCTATACTCAGGCTAAGGGTCAGGGTAAAGATTACGATAAGATGTTTAAGACTGGTTCTGGACTTGCTTCTAGTATCTATACAACTTCAAAACACGTTGAAGATGTCCTTAGAAAGTATAAAGCTTTCTTCAACTGTTTCTTTATGACTGATATTCTTCCGGGTAATTCTTTCCGGTTGAAACATATGCGTCGTCGCACTGTTGTGCTTAGTGATACTGATTCAACTTGTTTCACATTGGACGAATGGATCAAGTGGTTGTACAATGGTGAATTCCGTGTTGACGATAAGTCTATCGCTACGACAGGCGCTGTTGCGTTTATGGCAGCACAAGCTATTATTAATCAGCTAGCTATTCTGTCTAAGGGTATGAATATTTCAGACGACCATCTGAATACACTTGCTATGAAGAATGAGTTCTTATGGGGAATTCATTCTCCATGTGAAATATCAAAACATTATTTTGCATATACTATTATTCAGGAAGGTAATGTCTTTAAAGAAGCTGATATAGAAATTAAAGGCGTGCACTTAAAAAATAGTGCTGTACCTAAATTTGTTATCCAAGATGCTAAAGACTTAATGAAATATATTTTAGAAACTATTTTTGAAAATAAAAAAATTAAACTTCATTATGTTTTAGAGAAAATAAAAACACTTGAAAAGGACATTAAGGAAAGTGTTTTTAAAGGTGAAGCTATTTATCTTAAGAAATCAAAAATAAAAAATAAAGAAGCTTATGCGTTAGATGAAATGAAATCACCTTATCAACGGCATGTATTATGGCAGGAAGTTTTTGCACCTAAATATGGAGATATACAAGACCCTCCTTATGATGTTATTAAGATTCCAACTATAGTTAAAGGTAGAGCTGCTTTATCTGGTTGGTTAGAAAAAATAGAAGACATAGAACTTAAAGAAAGATTCAATAGTTGGTTAATCAAATATAATAAAATGGATTTACCTACTATATATTTAAATGAAACTTATATTAAAAGTAACGGCATTCCTAAAGAGATACTTAATGTTATCGATATTAAAAGAATTATTCTAGATGTTACTATGCAACATCGCATTATTCTTGAGACACTTGGCATTATGTTATATAATGATTTATTAGTATCTGAACAATTTAATTAAGAGATAGGTGGGGTACCCCACCTATCTCTATTCTATTTAATTGTTAAGTTTTGTATTTTGATCATAATAAACCAACATAAGTTTGTTTAAATTATTGATTGTATGATGTTTATATTTAAGGGTAGAAAGTCCGCTAGATATATCTTGAAATGTTAAGTTCCATAGTTCTAAGATTCTTTCTATTTTTTGTTTAATTAAAATACCTATATCTGGTGTCCATTTTTTCTTTAAAAGGACATCTATTTGTCTACTTAAATTATTACGTTCATTTATTATATCTTTATTTTTATTGTTATACTCTTTAGTCTTTTCTTTAATATATTCTCTATTCTCTTCTCTCCAATGTTTACTAGAATTTTTCATAAGTTCTAAATTATTTTTTCTATATTCTTTTCTTTGTTTAGAGATAGATGACTTATTCTCTATTCGATATTGGTCTATATATTCTTGTTTTCTATCTTTTCTTGCAATTGGAAGTATAAGATCTAAATATTGTTTTACTTTATTAAGTGTATTTATATCACCTAAATCACTTTCTTGATAATTTGTATTATTTTCTTTATTATATTTATCAAGCCAGAATGCATATGTATCTTTATCTTTATTATGTTGACTAGTAATACAAATTAAATTTTCTATTCTGTCATCTAATCTATTTCCGTTAAGATGATCTACCTCGTACCCATCAAAAACATTTTCACGATTAGTGATAAATATATACTTAGATAAAAATATAGAAGTTCTTTGTAAAATAAATTTATTATCAGAATATAAATCAACACAATAACGATTTTTATTTTTATTAAAGAATATAGATATTTTACTCCATTTATTTATAAATGGTTCTTTTAACTGAATAGAACAACTATTAATTATTTTACTACTAATTTCATTATATACTTCCATTCTATGTTCATTAGTTTTAATGTTTAATATAATCCTCATATCCGTAAACTCTGGATGGTACTTACTATTTTCAGCTAATTTTTCTGTAAAAGTTATAACTTCCATATAACCTCCTATTTAATTAACAATAGATATATATGTTATTAAAAAATAATCAATTAAAAAAAAAAAAGACACTACCAGAAGGTGGCGTCTTTTTTATGTCCTCAGTCGTTGAGGAACTTGGTGTGATCGTCTACGACCTTTCGAGTTGCAGTGGCAAAAGCCTTGCGAGCCTTGTGCTTTGAAATGGTAGTTCTCACCAGTATGATGGTGTTAACAGCCGGCAACAGAAAGAAGATAATCGTAATGGTCTCAATCACCACCCGCATCGAGGTTTCACTAAACCGATGGCCGCTGTCAGCCTCTATTCGATCAGTGACTACTTTCGCTATGTCAACCATCTTCTTATCCCACTTTCCGCGCAACACTCCGGCGGTAAAGCAGATGAAGTAGAAGCCGACGGTCAATCCATACACAACCAGAAACAGATCTTCAAACATGGTAAACTCCTTACAGTGAATGTCGGATAATATATATGTAACTGAATATAAATCAAATTGAATATTAAAAAATTAATATAGTTACCCTAATTATATGGACAGAAATGTCGGTGTCTCTCTAAGTGCGAAAAAACCGTTCTGGTAGATTTCGGAAGTTAGGCTGTGCAAAATGCCATTATGCCAACACTCTGGGTGCAACCCAATAAAATCTACCACTTTGCTTGCAAGCTTCGTCATGGGAATTTGCAAGTTGTAGATCTCTAACCATCCGGTCAGAGTGAAGCTATAGATCCTCAGGTGACTCACAAGGTCACCTGAGGAATTTATATTTTATTTTCTCCTGAATTCTGTAGTTAATAAAAAGGTTTCTGTGATGAAGATCTTGTATCTGCTACTCAAGAATTTCAAACGCTTTCCTCTAAGAGACATCGAAGTCTTTGAACACCAATTCAAGTCTAAACTCTTGATGGTGACTGGACCTAATGGTTGTGGTAAAGCTCAACCATTAAATTCATTCATTAAAGTACCTAATGGATGGGATTTAATGGGTAATATGAAAATAGGAACTGAGGTGATAGCTAAAGATGGAACTATCACTAAAGTAAAAGGTGTATTTCCTCAAGGTAAAAAAGAAATATTTAAATTAACTTTTAAAGATGGTAGAACAACAAGAGCAACTTCTGATCACTTATGGAAAGTTTATCTTAGTAATTATTATCCTATTAAACCTAAGATATTAACAACCTTAGAACTTATTGATTTATTAGAAAAAAATAAATCTAAATCTACAAATAAAACTTTAATTTGGGTTGATCTTCCTGAATCGGAACAAAATAAAGATAAGAGTTTACCTATTGACCCTTATACTTTAGGTGTAATTATAGGTGATGGATGTGTGTCTAGTAGTATAGTGATATCACACCCAGATGAATTTATTATGAATAAAATAAAAGACAGGTTACCTGATAATTTAAATATAAGTATTCAGGATAACAAAGAATGCCTTACATATAGAATAGTTGGAAAAAATAAAGGACCTTATAATAATGATTATATTTTACAATTACGTTTACTGGATTTAATGTTTAAAAGGTCATATGAAAAATTTATACCAGATATTTATCTAAATAGTTCACACACACAACGATTAGAATTAATACAAGGATTAATGGATACTGATGGAACTGTTTCTAAAATAGGAGGAACTGTATCTTATTGTACAACTAGTTATATTCTAGCTAAACAAGTTCAGTATTTAATTAGATCAATAGGTGGTATAGCTAGTATATCAGAGAAAAAAACATTTTTTTCAAATAAAAATAATGAAAAAATATCTGGTAGAATAGCTTATCAAGTAAACATTAGACATAGTAAACCATCAGAATTATTCTCTCTTCCAAGAAAAAAAGAAAGAACTAATGATGACAACCAATATTCAGAAACTTTAAAAATAGGCTTATCCAGTATTGTGGCTGATGGATTTGAGGAAGCACAATGTATCTCTATTGATCATCCTGATCATCTTTATGTTACTGATGATTTTATTGTCACACATAATACTAGTTTATTTAATGAACTTACTCCTTTACCTTCTGATAAAAATAATTTTAATAAGAATGGTTATAAAGAAATTCATATTGAAAAAGATAAGCAGATGTTTAGACTTATCTCTGACTTTACAGACGGAGTTAAGTATTACTTTTATCTTGATGATGAGAATCTGAACGCATCCCATAACGTTACAACACAACGAGAACTTGTGTTTATGTATTTCTGTATCACACCGACTATTCATGACATATTGATCGGTGTGGAAAACTTTACGGATATGTCTTTATTGAATCGTAAGAAGTTATTTAACTCCATTACGCATTTGAATATTGACAGTGTTATTGAGAACTATAATAAGTTAAAGGAAGAACACAAGAACAATGAGTTCCTTCTAAAGACTCAGATTTCTTTGTGTCAAGCTGAAGAACAAAAACTGATTAATAAAGATCATCTTGAGAACTTGTTAGTTACTCAGAAGAATGTCAAAACGTATATCGATCAATTGCTAGATATCAGAGCATATGTCAATCAATATGTTAAAGGTATTGGTATTACTGAGGCATCTCAGAACTATCTAGATATTCAAGAAAAGATACAGGAAGTCGTTAGACTGTACTATACCTATATGACTTCTTATCCGACAGATGAACGCGATCATTTTCGTGCTAAGTTGGAAAT